TCTTAACTGCTCAAGCTTATACTAGAGCAGCTAAAACTGTCTACAGTCCTTCAGCAATAGCACGAAACTTTTTAGGTTCTGCTATGATGGCTTTAGGTGCAGGATATATGCGTCCTTCTAAAGTAAGGGGAATGATAGATATTGCTAAAGCCTTAACACAAAAAGAAAATATTATTTATGGAGATGTGCCTAATGAAGAAATAGAAAAAATGATGGTTAGAGGATTAGCTTTAGGAACTACACAAAGTGGTACAGATTTTAATGCTTTAAAAGGTGCGTTAGCAGAAGCAGGTAATAAAGATTTCTTTAATTTTCAATCACCTTTATATAAAGGTGGAAATGAATTAAAGAAACGTGCAAAAAAATACAATACAAGTGCTGTTAAACTCTATCAAGCAATGGACGATGTAGTTAAAGAATTTGCTTTCTTAAATGAAAGAGATATGCAACGCCAAACTTTACTTGATAAAGGAATTGATCCTGATGAAATAGTAAGAACTCTTCGTACAGATAAAGGAACACCAGTACCTATAACAAGACTAGACGAAGAGGCTGCTAGACTTGTAGGTGATCATATGCAGAATTATGCAAATGTTCCTAGGATTATAAAAGGATCTCGAAGAATACCTTTCGCTGACTTCTTAGCATTTAAAACGGAGATGGCTAGGACATCTAAAAATATTATAAAGAATGCTTATAATGATATTAAAGATGGTAACGAATTAATGTCAAAAGGTGAAAAAGCTTTTGATATAGATGGTAAAGAAACAGGTCTTTTAAAAGGACAGCATCAGAGAAGTGAAGGAATGAAAAGAATGGGAGCAGTAGTATCTACTATAAGCTTTGTTCCAGCACTCTCAGCAAGTTCTGCTTATATAATGGGTATGGGAAAACCTGTAGGAGATACAGGCTATACTAAATCAGAAGGCATAGAAAGAATTATGAGTACTGATTATAATAAAGGAAGTAATTATCTTAATTTTGGTACAGATCAAAATGGAAAAGGTCGTAGAATTAATTTAAGTTATATTAATCCTTGGGCTGCTGGTAGTGATATGATTACAGCAGCAGTCAGAGCCGTTGATGAAGGAGGCAATATTGATTCTGCTATGTCACAGGCGGCTACTGAAGGTATTATAAATCCAATTTTAGATACATTCTCACTATCTATGTTAGGTTCACTTGTAAAAAATATAGCGTCAAATGAAAATGAATATGGAGAAAAATTATTTGATAATAAAGATAGTAGTTTAGATTATCTTAAAACAACAGTGGCTGAAATTTATAAAACATTTGAACCGGGTGGTATTAAATCAGCTAGAGATATATATACATCTGCTGATTTATCTAAACCAGAAGGAGTAAAACGTCCTAAAGATTTAGTTGGAATGGAGTGGCTTGATGCAGAGCCTTCACTAATTGATAGATATGGTATTAAGAAAGGTAAAACAGGAACTAAAAAATATTTGCAAGATCAGCTTACAGGATTAGCTGGTATTAAACCAGAAGCGTATGATCTTAATACAATATTCCCATTAAAACTTAAAGCACTTGAAAGAGATAAGAGAGATGCTATTCGTAGCTTTAAAGATGTCTATCAAAATAGAGGGATAACAACTGTACAAGAACTTGTAGATGGATATAGAAAGTCATTAGAAGATAGCTATAGTTATGCTAGAGATGTTAATAATTTAGTACAACAGTACAAGGCTGCTGCATCTAAAGAAGTAAAAGGTAAACCAGTAGCACCTAGTCCCGGTAAGATACGTAAAGTCATAACTAGAAGCGGTTTATTTGAAGAAAGAATGGATGAGGATTTATTTAATAGAATGGCTTCAGGTAGGTATTATCCAAAAGAACCTAATATAGAAGATATAATAAAATGGGCAGAAGATACTAAAAAAGAAACAGGTTTTAGACCACCTGTTAATGAATCTTTTAGAGAAATACTGAATCTATATAGACAATATCAAGGTGAATATTTAAACCTACGACAACAAGGAAATAAATAATGGATGCCTCTGTAAGCATGATATGGAATGCTATACTAAGCCTAGCCTGTGGCTCTTTCATATGGTGGGTCAGGGGTGTCAACGTCAAGATAGATGACAACCGTAAGCTACTCAGTAGAACTAGAGAAGATATGGCTAGAGAGTACGCTTTAAAAACTGATGTAGAGAGAGACTTAAAACAGATCATGGATCGCTTTGATCGTTTAGAAATTAAACTAGATAACTTAATGGAAAGAATAATAAAGTAATGTCTATCAACTCAGAATATTTTACAGAGAAAGAGCTTCGTTGTAAAGGCACTGGAGAGTGTAACATGGACGATAACTTCATGTTGAAACTAGAAGAACTAAGAAAAAAATATAACACTCCTATGATTATTACGTCTGGTTACAGACACCCTGCACATAACGTAGCTATAGGTGGAAGTAGATACTCAGCACACATTAAAGGCAGGGCTGTAGATGTACAAGTAGTAGGTAAAGATGCCCTACGACTAGTGCGATTAGCATTGGAGTGTGGCATGACAGGCATTGGTGTGGCTCAAAGAGGTCCACATAATAAAAGATTTATACACATAGATGATTTAGAAAATTCTCAAGAAAGTCCTAGACCTTGGATTTGGAGTTATAAATAAGGGGATGCTATGCGAAATATTTTATATATACTGCTTCTAGTATTTTGCTTTACTACTGTAGGGTATGCAGCAGACACTAATACTGTAACTTCTACAGTAGTATCCACCGACAAGACGCCGCCTACTGCTTCTTCACCCTCCATAGTAGTTAACAATACTGATGTATGTAAGAGTGCTATGAGTTCAGCAATACAGACTCAGATATTTGGTTTCTCATCTGGTATTACAATTTCAGATAGTACGTGTGAGCTACTTAAATTAAGCCGTACTCTGTATGGGATGGGCATGAAAGTTGCAGGGGTTAGTCTTCTATGCTCAGATAAAAGAGTATTTGATGCTATGTGGATGGCTGGTACTCCCTGCCCCTATAAGGGTAAGATAGGTAATGAAGCAAAGATAGCATGGGTAGCTAACCCAAAGGATGCTCCAGAAGGTAACAGTATCTTAATCATAAAAGAAAAAGTTGAGGACTACTCTTTAAATACAGAAGATGATTATCCTATTGATCCAGAAGATAGCTAGTCTAATGACTAAGTGGTTTCTTATACTAGGCTTGTGTTTGTTTTCTTTAAAAGCTTACACAGAAAATTTAGATACAGAGACTACCTCTAATTACCTACCTAATATGAGTGACTTTACTACATCTGGTGGTACAAATACAGGAGGCGGTAGAGGTTGTTCTTCTGGTAATTTTTGTACAGCAGGTAAACAAGGTCCGGGTGGTACTTATACTAGTACATTTGATTTTAAAAACAATATGACTACAGATCAAATTAATAAAGGATTTGATATAAATTATGGTGTAGATGTTAAATCACATCCAAGCAACTCTGTCTTACCATCATGTGTTGATGGCAACACTATGCAAAACTCTGACTGTAGGGATATATTTAATCTTACAGTTACACTGTTAGATTCAATCAGTGTCGTACATAAATTTGAACATGAAGTAGAGTTAGATTTTACAGGTCTACGATCCTTTTCATTTTCTCAAACAATACCAGAAAATAATTTTATAGATTTACAGGGACAGTTTGAACTCTTTGGTATAGATGCGGGATTCCCAAATTCATTCTTTGGCCCTAGTTTTTCAAATCCATTTCTTACTTCAACCTTTAATCTTATTAGTCACCTAGAATCAGAAGTAATTAATATTATTGATATGCAAGAAAGTATTGAGATCATAGAGATACAAGATATTGAAGTTCAACCCGTACAACAGCAACAAGAAATACAAGTAGCTGCTGCAATTACAGTAGAAGAAATTCAGACTGTAGAATTAAGTAGTGTAGTAGAACAACCTGTAGAAACAACTACAGTAGAAGAAGTAGAAGTACAGCAAGAGGTAGAGGTAGAAGTACAACAGGAAATAGAAGTAGAGGTTAGTGAGCCACAGCCGGAATCTACTGAGCCTGAGACCGCAAGAGAAGATGTCTCTGAACCTGAAGAACAGGCAGAAACAAAAGCTGAAGTTAAGAAGTCTGTTGCTCAGAAGGTGCGGAATAAAGTTGTAAAGAAAATTATGAATAGGATGGGTGATAAGGGTAAGTATGACTCAACTAATCAGGTAAGAACACTGGCTGTGATGGGCATTCTTGGTAGTAGTAAAAATTTCTTTGATACTCAAGTAACTTTACAAGATACTCCCGGTTTCTTTAGTGGAGTAAGACTAGATGATGGTTCAATACAGACAAATAACGTAGCTCAATATTTAATGTTTGGAGGTAGTAATCAAATGCACTCACAAATGGTAGACAGTCAATGGCAGAAATAGAATACAAGGGTATAAAGCTAGGAGGTAGTAAGCTGCTTCTTCTGGTGCCACTGTTGGGTACAATTGGCAGTGGACTTTTTTTTGGCTTTGAATTTTATAAAGACTACATGATCATGCGTTCTAAAATAGAGAAGTATGTTAAGCCTGACCTCTCAGGTATAGATAAGAAGCTTGCTGTATTACATAAAGAAATGATTGGTCTAAAGAAATCTTCTGATGAAGCTAGAGATTACTCAAGAGATATTAAAAATGATCTCAAGCAGGACATCGTAAGAATAGAACGCCTAATAGATGCCACTGAAAAAAGAACTAAGAACGTGCAGGATTCTGTTCGCTCTATGATTGACAAAGAGAATGATCGTAATAGTACACTAAGGGATAGGATCAACTCTCGTATGGATAGTCTTGATGATTCACTACAAAATAAAATGAAAACTCTAACAGAGAAGGTTGAATTAAATATCAAGAACGCATTGGAGAATCCTCTTAGTAAAATGAGAAAAAAATAGGCCCGTAGAGCCTCACTGAGTAGCCATCTAGGGTAGTTTGTAACCTGTCCTACCCTAGAGGTACTAATGTTGCTGTACGGGCCTTCTACCCCACCTAGCGTTGATTTAGTCTATTTCAGTGGTATCTTCCTTCTCTTCTACCACCTCTATAGCTTCTTCTTCTTCATCCTCCATGAAATCACACTTGTTTAGCAGGGTATACACCTTATCTGGACCTAAGATGTTTAAACATTGTACTATACCATCCTCTAAAGACTTCTCATCAAGCACTCCATCCATGTCAGAGTTATTACCCCTGATCCTAGACAACAACTCAAGGGCTTTTAGTGCGCTGTTGGTATGACCGTTGGCTCTTGCAAATGTATATTGATTTTCAATCTCTTCAATAACATCTACATTAGTTACGAGTTCATTCTCTAGTTCTCTTACTCTCTCAGCAACCTCTTCATTATTGATAAGCCTGTAGCCTTGGTTGGCTGCTGACGCTGCTGAGTATCCTGCTGACTTAGCTGCTTCAGTCGCATTCCTGTGAAGGATATACGACTGAGCAAACTTCTCCTGCTTTTCATTGAGAGCCATTTATTTTTTCATGTTATCTCTGGCTACACCCTTCCACTTCTCAGCAGTACGCATACCACCAAGACCCAGTAGAGATAGCATCAGCGTCATAAGAGACTGTGTATCCAGTACAGGTAAGACTATGACAGGATACCAGATAGCCAATCCCCAACTTGAGATAGGTGCTAAGATAAACTGCCAACCAAGAGCAAAGCAGCATACCCACATGATAGCAGGTCTAGCTCCACTTACAAAGATAGATGGATGTTTCGCTTGTTCAATATTTGCCTGTGCTTGGGCAAGATCAAGAGAAACCAATTGTGTTTTTAACTCTGCATTGAGTTTAGTCTTTAGGTCTTTATCCTCAACAAACTTATCAAGAATTTTACCTGCTACTCCGATAACTGAATCTGCAATTCCTAACATTATTCTTCTCCTACTATTACATTGTTTGTGTCTTTATCCATTTGAGTTAGGGGTATAATATTAATACGCTTATGTATCTTATACCCTTCTGTTATTAGTCTATCATCTTCATCTAAAACATCAAAGAAAACATAGACAGTGAAGTCTGGGTATTGCTTAGTAAAGTCGTCTGTAATTTCAGCAATGTATTGCAACCAATCATAGGGACTGTGTAAAGAAATATGTGCATTGCTACCATCTGCTAACTTCTTTATTGCTGGCATACATGCAATATTAAGAAACACCATCTTCTGAGAGTAGCTAAAGATTTCCCTGATCACCCAGTCTAAATCACTGGTTGGTACATGTTCCAGTACATCAGTTGAAATAGCTGCATCATACAAACCCATTGGCAATTTGTTATGCTCTTCATGGCCCGGATCAAATAGCGCAAGCTTATTCAATCCCCAGTACTCAGTAAGGGGTACTTGCAGTGCCTCGTTACTACGAGTTACTTTCTTAAAGTCTTCTGTGTATAGAAGACCCTTACCACAACCATAATCAATTAGACTTTTACATTCATGCTTATCTAAATAATTTTTAATTATATCTATAAACTTTACTAGACTACGCCCATTGAACATACCGTCACTAACTTTGTGCATATTCTGGTATTCAGTAAGTAGCTCAGTGTATCTTTTAGATGGTCCCTGCCTACTCAATAACTTATTAGTATCAATCATAGTATCCCTCAAATTGTGGACGTTTTTCCAGTGCTTCCTTAAGCTGCCACAGATCAGCTACCATAGTATTCTCACCGTGGAAAGTCAAGATACCTTCAAGACCTTCATCGGAGAATACTTTCTCACAGTCCTGACCCATAGCTAGAAGCTCACCTGTAGTCCAGTATGTATTATTGTCTACTGTTACTTGGAAGTACTTAGGTCTAGGTGTCTCCCCACCTTCTAAGTCTCCTGTAGTCTCAGTCATCTGCTCCTTGGTAGGCTCTTTCATACAGCAATCAAAACCAAAGAGGTGAATGTCTCTAAACCCTAGAGTATGGAGCATACCAATACCCCTCATGGCAGCACACGTACCACCTGTAATTAGAGTAGCACCCTTTGGAATGCCTAGCTCATCCATGATCTTTACTTGTTGGTTCTTAATCTTTTGTCCTTGTTCTTCCTCACTTCTCAGTGAATCAGTAAAAGCATGCCATCCCCATACATTACAATCATTCTCAATGAGATGCTCAGTGACACTAGGATCAGTCATGGATGCTACCATGAACCTAGTCTTAGGGTTAAGCTTCTTAAATAATTCTTTACGTACTACACCATGCGTAGACACACCAGTGATAGGACGTGGATCAAGAATGATACAACCCCAAGGAACAATACCATTCTTTAAAAGAGTAGGATAAGAATGTTTAACACATAGTACTTTGATATCCTTGTGTTTATTCATTAACTCTTTGATATCAGCATAGTCAGTAAAGGGACCAGCAGAAACTAGAATAGCTTTACCTTTATGTATTGGATGTTTGGATACCCACTTCTTATCATTAAGAAGTTTCATATTAGAAACAATGTTATCTCTAATATATTCCTTTGGTACACAGTCCCTTGGGTGTACAATTACAGGAACTCTTTTTAATTCATCGGGGCAGTCAGGTAGTGATTCATCGGAGAGAAGTAGACAGAGATGAGTATGCCCACCACCAACGACATTATCACTAGAAGGTAGAATGTATTTCCTAACATTAGTGGCCTCATCGAATACAGTCCAACCATCCTCAGTAGTTTCTTGAGCGTCAACTTTCTTCGTAGGTATTGCATCAAAGACATTTTTAACTCCATGATATTCTTCAGGTGGTGTTTTGTCGTCGTCGTCCTTAGTAAAGAAATGATCCATCACTACAATAGGAACATGTTTAAGCATGGCATACTCATGCTCTACAGTTTTAATACTATTACCACTACCTATCATGGCAAGATCAATCTTACCTAGTGTTAGAGATGTAAGAGTGTTACGTACATTTCCTTTGTGAAGTTCAAAAGTAAACTTCTTATTAGTCTTCTGCATAACTTCAGTAAACTCATTCAGTCTCTTGGCGACTGCGGCATAAGTATTATGAGGCTTTACATTAAACTCTTCTTCATCAACTTCAATACTGGCATCTTCAAATAGATCATAGCCAATGTAGTGTAGCTCATCTGAGTTTTCAAAAGAAGCTAGAGCCATTTCAATAGCACGTCCACCATTCCATGTACCTGTTTCCAAGATAGTTTTTGGCTTGTAATTTCTTATAATATCAGCAAGCTGCTTGTACCTATTAGGTAAGATGTCAGGAGAAGTTGCTTCATTAGATAGTTTAAATACTCTTTCACCAGTAGCATCCCTGAGAGCAATGTTAGTACTACCCTTGAGGTGAATAAACAAATCACTTACTATAGAGTTCTGTAAGCTTAACTCATGCACTCTCATACCATGTGCAGTATAGATAGTCATCAGCCTACTCATAATGAAACCATCAAACCACTCACGATAGTTTAGAAATTCACTAGAGATATAGCAACCACGTAGATCACCAAGCATATCAACGGCTGTTTGACGTGATAGATTAAAGCCCTGTAGAAAATAGTCTGGCTCATCTTTATCATCCACTAGATAAACAATGTCACACTTATCTTCATTAATGGGCAGCATCTTATCAAGAGAATCTACCGTAATGTTCTTCTTAGAAATAGTGTCAGCATCTAACCAGAACAGCCAACACTTCTCGTTCTCAAAAGCAGCTTCAGTTAAAGACATTACTTTAGGTATGAATGTAGTAGCGTCTATTGAACGGTTGTACTGTACTGCCCCTCCTTCAGTACCGTTATGTATTTTATTGGCTTCCATACACTCATTATAATCTTCTACCTCTTCTAAGTTATGGTAGAAAATATGATCAGCCTTAGGGAGAGAATGTTTTTTAATATCTACATCATAGTAATAACAATGAATTTCTATAGATGATTCCCATGAGGTAGTCATCAACCTAAGAAGATGCAAAGACATCTTCTGTAGGTAGTCTTCATTGAAACATGTTACAAACTTATACTTCATTATACATATCCATTGGCTTTACTTTGCCTCGCCCTGCTAGGTATGTATAATCCCCATTCCATTCGGCTGCATATTTACCATCAATAGTACGTCCACACTTCCAATCTTTAAACCAAGGACCGCCTGTAGTAAAGTGTACGTTCTTGGCGTCCATGTCTTCTGGAGAATGATTGTCCAACCAGTTCCATTCTTCATGGATACTACCAATATCAGAATCTTTATCAGGCAACCACTCAAAGCCGTGTAGGTAGCCTCCTGTCTGTGTGTTTACAAGTTCAGGAGTAAGCTTCTTATTAAGATTATGCCCACAGTTAAAGAGCATAAGGCTAGACCAATTCTTACGTCGGTAATTCTGTTGCTTACGCCCATCCATTTTAATACCATCGCCCGGTGCATACTTATGTTTAACACAGTACAAGGGATAGTAGTCTGAGTTATACTCTTCAAAGATTTCATTGATGTCAGTACGTAGGTACATATCAGAGTCCATGTACAAGGCCCAGCCTTCATACATGTTCATGGCTGGCACCAAGAAGCGAGTGAAACTAAACTCACTTGAGAAGGGCTTGCCATCAATCTTATCAATAGTTTGTCCATCAACTACATCAAACTCTCTGGTGTACATACCCATTCGTTCTACTACATCACGCCGGATAGGTACAACACGTACATTATCTACGGCTATGCGTTCAATGGTAAACTTTAAAACTTCATAGGCTGTATTCTCTTTAGGATCGTATCCTATGTATACAGTATTGGGTGCTTTCTTCATCTATATTCCTTATCCTTTTGTACATTATACTTTAAATTTTAATTTTGTCAAGCACTTTCTGCCCATACTTCTGACCAGCTACCACTCAATGCACCCTTTGCATAATCAGTAGAGTGGTTCTCAAAGAAGTTAGTATGAGTAGGTGCATTGATCATAGTCTCTACCCAAGGCAGAGGATTATGTTTGACTTTAAAGATACCCTTCATACCCATAGAGATAAGCCTACGATCTGCAATGTACCTGATGTATTCCTTTACTTCAGTATCCCTAAGACCTTCTACCTTACCCATCTTAAATGATAAGTCTACAAACTTATCTTCCAGTTCAACCATAGTCTCTGCAATGCTATAGATGGCTGACTTGGTTTCATCGTTCCACTCTTTACGGTTCTCTTCAATGTAAGTTCTAAAGAGTTGGATCATACCCTCTGCATGTTGTGTCTCATCTACAATAGACCACGTTACAATCTGTCCCATGCCCTTCATCTTACCATGACGTGGAAAGTTAAGTAGCATGATGAAGCTAGAGAACAGTGCTAGCCCTTCAGTGAAGGCAGAGATAGCAGCAATCTTAATAGGCAAAGATATTTTCTTACTGTTTACATTAGCCATGAAGTACTCATGCTTCTCACGCATGGCATCGTACTCCAAGAACTCATTGTATGTAGAGTCAGGCATACCCAGTGACTCAATCAAGTGTGAGTAGGCTGCAATGTGTAGTGCTTCTCTAGCAGCAAAGCCTGACAACATCATGCGTACTTCAGGCTGTGGGAAGTTAGGTAGGTAGTTATCAATGTACCCACCAGCTACATCAATATCAGACTGAGTAAAGAACCTAAAGATATTAGTTAAGAAATACTTCTCTTCAGTAGAGAGGGTATTCTTCCAGTCTTTAATGTCTTCCATCATGGGTACTTCAGTGTGCAGCCAGTGAGACTGTTCATGTTTCAACCACAGGTCATATGCCCACGGGTAGTGGAACGGTTTGAAGTAGTCACGTCTGTCTTGAAGTTTTAATTTACTGGTCATAGTAGGGCCTCTTTCCTCTGTTGTCTTTCCACTCCCTTGGTATGTCATCTTCATGTTCAAAAGGATAGCGGCTGTTCCACATAGCACAGGATATGCTAGTAAAAATTCCGTATCCTTTTGATCTTAGATAACAGTACCACTTATATATCATGCTAACCTTCACAAGCCAAGCACTCCTCACCAGAAGCAAGTGCTTCCATATCAATCTCCTGTATAATCTCCCGTTCAATCTTACGTGATACCTTATCAGCCTTACCAATCTTTTCAGAACGGCAGTAGTACATAGTCTTGACTCCCTTCTTCCATGTCATGAAGTGTACAGCATGTAGGTAGGTGATGTTTGCATCTGGCCTGAAGAAAACATTGAGTGACTGAGACTGATCAATGTATTCCTGCCTATCAGCAGCATGTTCAATCACCCACCGCTGATCAATCTCCATAGAAGTCTTGTATATCTCTTTCTCTTGGTCGTTCAAGCAGCGTAGGTGCTGCACTGAACCATCATTAGCAATGATTGATGACCAGATACGATCATAGTTTAAGTTAGTATTCTTTTCACACTTGTCTTTAATAAGCTTATCTAAGAACTTGTTTTTATTTAAGAAAGAACCACTCAAGGTATCTTGTCTGTAGGCGTTAGCTCTCCAAGGTTCAATAGATGGAGAGGTATTGCCCATAATAATAGAGGAAGAAGCATTAGGTGCAATAGCCATGACATGACTACACCTTAGTCCAGTGCCTTTGGCATCAGGAGCCTCGCCTCTCTCACGTCCAAGCTCAAGGTTAGCTGAGTCAAGACCTGATCTAATGTGTCTAAACATTCTCATGTTAGCAGACTTAGCCACGGCAGATTCAAATGGCATACCCTTCTTCTGTAGGTAAGCATGAAAACCCAAGGCACCTACACCTACACTACGCTCACGCATTGCTGAATATTTAGCACGGCTAATACTATCAGGAGCATCTTCAATAAACTTACTCAAAGTATTATCCAACATCTCCAAGATATCTTTAAGAAAGCCTTTGTCTTTAGACCACTCATCAAAGTATTCTAGGTTAAGAGAAGACAAGCAGCATACAGCAGTGCGATCTTTATTAGTAGGTAGTATAATCTCTGAGCATAAGTTAGACTGGTTGATCTCCAAGCCAAGCTGCTTCAACCATACTGGCATCTTCTCATTGGATGTATCAATGAAGTGTATGTATGGCTCGCCTGTTTGCATACGCATCTCTAAGATACGTTGCCACATATCTCTTGCTGATACAGTATCTTTAATTTCTTTTGTATGTGGATCACGTAGATGCCAGCTATCATCTATATTAGGATCAGTCATAGAATCTTCAATAAGCTGCATAAACTTATTGCTAATATTAATACCATGATGGAGGTTCAAGCATCTAAAGTTTTGATCACCAGTAGGCTTACGCATCTCCAAGAACAATAGTATATCAGGGTGATCAATGTTTAGGTAGGCAGCATAGCTTCCCCTACGTGTACGTCCCTGACGGTAGGCTAGGCTAGAGGCATCATACATCTTTAGATGAGGCATCATACCCGTAGACTTGTCATCAGCAGAACGAATACCAAAGCCAATACCTACACCACCACCATACATGGACAGCCAGTTAGTCTCTGATAGATTGTTTACTAATCCTTCAGCGGTGTCATCAATGTAGTTAAGGTAACACGAGATAGGCAGTCCACGCTTGGACCTACCATAAGATAGTATAGGAGTAGAGTAAGACAGCCAGTGCTTAGAAGCATAGTCATAAAGTCTTTGGGCGTGATCGTTATCAGTAGAAAATGTTTTAGATACAAAAGCAAATCTCTCTTGCGGAGACAACTCATTATCCATCATGTAAGATTCTTTGAGCCTAGCAATACCAAGCTCATCAAACAAATGATCTTGTGCGGGGTTGATGTTAATGCCAAGGTGGGTCATTTGAGGCATGTAATTAGTCTCCTTTATTGTATTCCATTTGTAGTATCATCTGTGCGTAGTGAATTACTTTACGTATGTCAGCTTCACCATCACCCTTTGTTCTGTGTCTGGTAATATACTTAACTACATTACCTTCAAGAAAGTCAAGCCCGTTAGAATAGATATACTCTACAGGTTGTATTTTACAATCCTTATAATGATTACCTCCAACTTGTGTATTCAATGCTTTGTTTTGATGGTCTAGTATTTTTTCCACTTGCTCTCTATCTTCTTTCATTCTTCTTAAGATGTAGTGATCTCTTTCTTCAGCCATCCACTTCACGCCTACTTCCTTTTAGATTTTCTAAGCTTTCTATTACAAGACTCAATCCAATTTGAAAAGGTATTTGTAAACAGACATGGAGACACAGCGTGGATTATCAACGCCAGCCCAACTGCTATACCTTCTCCTAACATACTGAAAGAAAACAAGAAATGTTCTTTGTATGTCATGTTAACATCATTCAAATGTTTATTCAAGTTCTTTTCTCCTTAGTAAAAGATTTAGTTTATGTCTTACTTCTTTTTTATTGTCTGAGTTAATAACATAAGATGCAAACTCTCTAACCTTATTAGGATTAAGCTCGGCATAGTCACATATAAATTCAAAGTTTTCACTAGTCACACCTATAGAAGCGAAGAACCAATTGGTAGCTTCTCTTCTTAGAGATGTAATACTACTTGACTCAGTAATACTTTTAGACTTAGTTGCATCCAATAGAGCTTGGTATATAACAGATAAGAATAAAATATTGTTTGAATCTTTTTTACTTTCCTCTTGTAACTCTAGTATATTATTTATATTTTGTTGGTTCATCCTCAAACTCTTGTACTGGCCTATAGAACTTACCACCCACATAATTATTATAGTATGCTGGCTCATCTGTACCTTCTAAGGTAGATGATAAGACATTATATTTCATCTGGTAGTATAGCTCGTAATATTTCAGGCTTCTTTTATTTTTAAACTCAGCTATAATTTCAAACTTAAAACTTCTCTTGCCTAACTTCTTAATATCTTCTAGTAGTAACTTAGAAGAACCCATATAAATAAGCCAGTTAGACTCTCTCTTGGTAGCTTTAGCACTACCCTTCTTTCTTTTTACTGGATGCCAATACTGCTTGCATCCTACGTAAGCCTTACCTGTTTTCTTATTTGTAATAAGATAGACAAACCCAAAGTGTTTGTTAGGGTTAGGCTTACTAGGATACTTCCAGTGCATTTAGGTAGTTACTTCTTCAACGTCAGGCGTCTTAACAACTTCAACCAATTCTCTTGTACCATTTGAATACTTAAAAGTACGTATTCCTTTACCTTGATTAGCATCAGACCAACACACACCTTTGTGTCTACAATAAACACAACCAACAGCAAGCTTAAGGTTGCCAGACTTCCCATCAGGAACAGCAGCATAGCACCTAGAAGGTATACTACTTCCTTTAACAACTTTTTTAAGGTGCTTAACTCTACTGCTTGCATTGACCATCTCCATAGAATGTACTGGTGTTAAACAAATCTTACCAGTAGATTTATCTATTACAAGAAAGGCTGCTTTAGCTATGCCATTGGCTTGAGCATAAGCAGATATCTGCGCCATGTATCCAAAGGGATCATCGTCAGCTATTGTATTAGACTCAAACTTTTTAAAGCTGAATCCAGAAGCAGACTTACAATCAACCAGAACCCCATCAATAACTGCATCCTGATGACCCAGTACTCCTTCTACTGTAACTTCTTTCTGTTGCGCTTCTACTGTGTGACCTGCTATGGATGCACAGAGTAGTAGAAGTTCTTCAAGAATATATCCATATAGAAATTTAATACGTGTACTTGGTGGTAGTTTTTCTTCTGTTGTTTCTGTATTAACATCATACCATAGTTGCCTATCAGGCTTTCCTATTGCAGACAGTCTAAGATTTCCACTGTCCCTTGGTTTACTATACATAAATTCTTTGATGTGAACCTTAAGCATCTCACCAAAGTTATCTATGAGATCATCTACTTCTTTCTCATCACGTTCTATAGGTGTGAGATTAAATAACTCATAGATATCTTCTACTATTGTATTAATATTTTTCATAATAGGATTGGGGTGCTACACGAACCATTTTGCAAAAAAATGCAGCACCCCACCCTCACCTAGTTGCCAAACGGGATATCATCTGACATCTCAGAGGCAGCGTTATTAACATAGCCACCTTCCACAACATCAAAGTCTTTATCCCCGTACTCAACCAACTCAACTACTTGAACTGCTGCAAGATCAGCAGACGTACCCGCCTTACCTGCATAGTTCCACTCAAAGGGAAGTGCTTTTACTGTAACTACACTGCCATTCCCAATAAGTTTCTTATCCCAAGGATTGTTTTGGGAATCCACTACCGTAGGTGCTTGACGTGGACCGTTCTTGCCCTGCACCTTACGTTTCAACGTGACAAACTCACCACGTTCATCTTCTTTGTTACGTACATTCAGACCTGCACCTTCTACTAAAGCTTTGGTATCTGCATCAAGGCAGAGATCAACTTGCCAAGCAGGTTCAAATGTACTATTAGGCTCTACAACAGAGGCCCAATAGCATTTACCTGTTAGATATAACGGTTGAATAGGCATATTAATTTCCTTGTGTTTAGTGCCACACTATTGTGGCTGTTGATATTTGTCTACTACTACAACTCCATCAGTATAAACTATCTGATTTAGAGTGTCAACTACTTAATGTGTATCAGCCCATGTTTTTCCAACTTTATAATCACAGTCTAATTCACACTTCATCTTCAGTGTCTTTGTTGTCTGTGTCATCGCCTCCTTTGTTAGCCTACAAAATCTTTCTATGTCAGAGATAGCTACTTCAAACTGATACTCATCGTGTATCGAAGCAACTAATCTCGCATCTAACTTAGCTTTAATGACTCGTTCCATGATATGAACAAGCCACTGTTTACATACTATAGCACCAGCCCCCTGAAGTAAAGTGTTAAGTGCTGCATGTTCTGATCTAATATGTAGCAGTCTACCATCCAAGGCCGGTACTGTACCAGTAGATGACCACATAGCTACATTTTCTCTTAATATTTTTAAGGCTGGCATGTTATTTAAGAACTTAGTTATTAACTGCTGTCCTTTCTTAGGACCACCACCAACTACCTTGCCAATCTTAGCCGCACCTGCACCATAGAGAAAGGCATAGATAAAAGTCTTGGCTTGATCTCTAGTTTGTAATCCTGCTGCCTCTTGGTTGGCTGTATGTACATCACCCGTCAATACAATGTTAGTATACTCAGGGTCATTCATGTAGTGTGCCAAGCATCTTAGTTCAAGACCACTGGCATCTACACCTACCAAGCGATACTTAGATGTATCATCAACTGTCCATAGTCCTCTGCACTCTTTGCCGTAAGGGCTATAGACAGCGGGAACTTGTGCCATATTAGGAACTGCATGAGCCATCCTTCCAGTTATAGTACGAAGCGTCATTACACTACCACGTACACGGTTATCTTCTTGACATGCCATGATCCAAGACTTTAGTAGACCAGTGCGTTTCTGCAATAGAAAATATCTATTGAACATCTTAGCTTCAGGTAACTTAATCTTAGACAAGACTGCTTCATTAATAATTACATTACCTTTGTCAGTCATTTGAGTAGGCTTCCACCCTTTAGCTTGTAGTCTATCAGCTATCTGTTTACGACTTGCTATATTGAAGGGTATGTATTTAGTCTTAGTCTTTAGTACTACTTCAGTTGGTTCAAAGTCTTCTTCTGCCTTACGCTCCAGTGTAGACAGTTCATCTTGTAACTGAGCCTGTAAGATCATAGCTTCTTTTATTTTAAAAGCAAAGCCATTCTTCTGCTGCTTATCTATGATAGCCCTGACTTTACACTCTAGCTCATAAGCTTTAGGCTTGAACGGTTTACCTTCTACCTCTAACTTCTGTGCTACAAGGCGTGTTACTTCTGTGTCACGCTTACAATACTCTAACATTTCAGGTGAGTAGTGTTTGAAGTCATTGAAGGCACCCTTTTCAAAGCCAAGGGTTTTACCCCAAGCTTCAAGAGAATGACCACCATCACGTATAGGATTATATAACTGTGACTCAATGAGAGTATCACGTATCTGACTAAGCTTTATGTTACATCCAAGTAAACGATTCAGGACAGGAGCATCGAAGCTGATACCATTGTGCATAATAAAGGTATCAATTTGCTGCGACCAACTAGCAAACTCCGAACACTCCTGCCCTACCCACGCCTTAACCTTATTAGTTTTATAACTTCTTGCTACGATACAGTGTATCTTTGTTGCATTTAAACTATCTGTTTCAATATCAACTATAGCTGTTGCCATTATACCTTAATGAGACAAGCATCCTCCACTGGTATATGAAAGAACTTCTCACCCTCTCTGATGTTCCTATTAGACACTTCTTTTACTTCACAGTCAAGTAAAATATTTGCGTCAATATGCCACGCCTGTTTGCAATCGCTACGCCATACTATAAATGTAAAGAGTGCATCAGGATATTCCTTTTTCCACTTAAGCAGCAAGCGGTTCTTGCGGTAAGGGATACGTACTTCTTTCCAACTAGGGTTCCACTCACCCTTCCAAGAATACTTAACCTCTACTTCATAGAGGTGGTGAATACTTTCTGTAGCTTTGCAGACAATATCAAAGTCTTTCCTCTCTGTAGTATCAATAGTAGTATAGTTCATATCTTTAATATACTTTAGGGTAGCTTGCTTGGCATCCCTGTCAGCTACTTGATATAAAGCTCTGTCAAATTGTTTACGTTTACCCACATTACTCATTTTATTTTCCTTTAATGTTGTGAAGTAAACCCTCGCCTCAAAGAGGCGGTGAGGGTTTACTGATACTTTACCCTTCATTCTCCGCAAAAGGATTATCAATCTGGGTCATCCTACCAGTATCTTTATCGTAATGCAAGTAGCAAGAAACACCAGTGTCACCAGTGTATCTATTCTTCAAGATACGTATAGTAGTAGTATTGGCTGCTTGCTCATCATCTGCCTGTTGGTTACGTTCCAATGCTATGACTGCATCAGATAGGTGTGCAATACTAGCAGACCCACGAAGATGTGATAAGGATATTTCACGGCCATCTTCATGACCACGATCACCGCTTGGCCTACGTAAATGGCTTACCAGTAGCAAGCCTATGTTTGTTTCTTCAACCAGAGAACGCAGCTTAGTCATTAGAATATCAATTGACTTACGTTCATCACCGTTATCTTCTTGACCTGATACTAAGATAGATAGGTGATCAAGGATAATCCACTTGGTGCCTAATGCCTTTGCCATGTAACGAACACGGCCTAAGATTTCATCGTTGCTTATAGAACCAAAGTGATCAAAGGCAAAGAACCTACCACTCCCTATAGTTTTGTCTTGCCACTCACGTAGTTGTTCTTTGGTATATTGATCACGCACTTCTTTGATATAAAGCCTAGCATTAGCTTCTACTGACATGATATTGAAGGCTGTATTGCGTATGCTTTCTTCCATTGCCAAGATACCAATGTTATCTTTGGTGTTCATAAGCAGGTGGTGCATTAGCTCACGCATGATACTCGACTTACCCATACCAGCACCACTGGTGAATGTCACTAACTCACCTGTTCGCATACCATAAGTCTTATCATTCATCTGTGTCCAAGGATAGAGACAGGTCTCACAATAACTTTCATCATAAAGTGTATCGCCTAAATCATTTAGGTTAATAATGCCAGCAGGTGTAAAACATTTTGCAGCCCACCATGTGTTTATAAATTCTTCTGATTTACCTGCTTTAAGATATTCATTAGCATCTTTTAATTCTAAGTGCATGATCTTGCACTTGTTAGGTTCAAAGATTTCAGCTACATCAGCAGCTGCTTGCTTGCCAGCCTTGTCATTGTCAAAGCATAAGACTACTTGATCAAACTGATTGAGGTACTCAAAGGATTGCTTACAGTTAGACACTGCTGATGCTGCACCATTCTTCAGGGAAACGCAAGGCCACTTAGACCCCATCATTTGATAGGCCGACATAGCATCTACCTCACCTTCACAGATAGTAATGAACTTACCCTTCTGTGTGAAAGCTTGTTGACCAAAGAGGCCAGCACTGGTCATCTGTCCTTCGGACCAGAACTTTTTGTTGGCTGTGTCACGTACCTTATTACAGATATGATTACCATTTGTATCATAGTACTGATAGACATGGTGTGTTGTCATGGACCCCTTCTTTTTTGTGAGGGTGCCATACTTCTTGGCTGTATCTCTCAGTATCTTGCGATCTGCAATATCATTATACTCAGCCATCTTGCTGGATGTTAGTTCAGTAAGTGGCGTAGGTGGAGTAGCCGCCATCGCCGCCACAGTCTGTTGTATTGGTAATCTAGTAGCCATAGTCGTGACTTCCTTTGGATGTTGATAAGTTTTACAGCTAAAGCAGTAGGTGTGTCCATCATTGTAGTGATGGTTGGCGTCAGAAGAATTACACTTAGGACATGGCCCTTTTCTTCCTTTTTCTTCGGGTTGCATTGGTCTTTCCTTTTGCAATTGAGTAGGTCTCATGGTCTTGTAGTCTTAACATATAGCACAAGCCCTGCCTGTCGTCAAGCTCTTGTTGTGCTTCACGTCTAGTCCTGTAGCTTTTCAGGGTGTTACTCTTGGCATCTGCGCCTCTGTATACTAGGTTATACATCGTCGAAGGTTTCATCCCATAGGTTGCTGACAAAATCTTCTTTGTCTTCCATGATCTCATTGATCTCAATGTTGGCTAGTTTTCTAGCTTCTTTAATATCATAACCTTCTTCTTTGTACTGGCGAACAAGTCCTCTCAATAGAGATGATCGTTCTTTCTGCCAAAAATTCTTACTCATTGTCCATCATATCTTCTAAAAACTTTTCTACTTCTTCCTCGTTTGTAGGTTCATACCCATTGTCTAACATAGTATACCATAGATCAGCAGGATATCCAAGAGATTTTCTTAGATACTCTTGCTTCTTTTTCCAGTAAGCATAAAAGTTATGTATCTCTGCCGTCATTTAACTCAGCCCATAACTTATTTGGAGTGCTACCCTGCTTTGCAATAGACAATTCTTTTCTAAGTTGTTTATTAGCATCAGTCAACTCTCTTACTTGTGACTTTAGTGTAGCTATATTTTTATGTAGGACAGCTACGTACCCATTATATTCTTCAGTGAACTCTGTCAATTCTAACACATCCTTCCTCAAAGACTACACTATCATCAATCCCTAGAGAGTGTAGAAATTCTATAGCTTCTCCTTCAGTATCAAACTTAAGAGGTATACCAGTAGGTGTTGTTAATAGATCAAAGCAATCAAACTCTTTTATCTCCACACATTTTTCATTTAGAATGTCTTGAACTATTATGTAAGTCATTTATAAAATATATGTTTACCTATTTGTGAAATCTTTTTCATTTCTTTAGCCCATTTAGGATTAACATATAGGGCATGGTAGTGTGTAGCCTTATCAACTGTAGCTACAACACTCCCACTTAATGCTAAGTCTTTCACGGTTAGTGCTTTTTTATAAGATAACTTATCATACATTCTTTCAGATTTACCATCACACCAATAACTAAAAGCACACCTATTCTTTACAGGACTTCCTTTAAAATACTTACCTGACTTTACTACTTTACATATAGTATTAGGAAAATATTTATTAGAAACTCTTTGCAAGATAACATTTGCTACTGCTAATTGACCTCTTAAAGTTTCACCTCGTGCTTCAAAATAAATAGCTTGAACTAAACAAATTTCTTGTTCATTTAGCGATGAGTTAAAAAGAATACTACTATCTTTTGCATGTAAAGAACTGCTAAAGAATACTAGTATTATTATTAGATATTTCATTAACTAAACTTACGTTTATTGACAAACTTTTCTAAATCTTTTTGAACCCAACTAATTTCTTTTTCAATTACTGTGCGTGTCTTAACAAGAAACTTCAGCTTCTCTGAAAAATCAAGACGATCATAGTCAGCAGTAGCTACTAAAGTTGGAACGCTTGCAACTTTTTTAATCTCTAGTATATTAGACATTACTTTTTATCCTCTATGTTTACTCCAAAAATATCTCCGATGGTTTCAGGGAAGAGATCATACTCTTTAGACATCCCACCTACAACATCTCTTTCAATATCATTGAGTGATAACTCAGACCAGTAAACTTCTAGTGCTTTAGTGTCACGCCTAGCTTTAAACATATGATATTCTCCCGCAGGAACTATTGCTACGTCTTCAGCATATAGAACTGTGACATCTACTAAGTCATAGTCTTTCCACCTGTGTATTTCTAACTCACCATCCTCCACATAGAAAGCATTTATCTTTGACTGATGACAATGCTTAGAGCAATACCCGCCAGCATTAATAAAGATAGAATGCAATTCTATTTGAGGACGTTGGATGAGGGGGATTGTTGTCCCCCACACCTTTCCTTCTACTATACTCATTTACTTTGACTCATCTCTTCATTCATGTTTAAAAACCCATTGATGTCTGCTATACTTACTTCAGATATACTACTTACAGGATACCCAGAGAATGTTAAAGCAGACACAACATACTCTTGTAGTTCTTCAGGTATATCTTTATGGTTGTAGTAATTAAAGTACATAACTTACTATCTCCTTTTCTGTATTATATCACATGTAGAACCACAGTGCAACTATAATTATGCAGCCTCTAACTCTAACCAAGCAGGTGACACTAACATTTTCTTCACTTCTTCTTCACGCAATACTTTACGAGTGTGTGCCTTACCCCTCATTCTAGGTGTAGCTGTGTGGCTAGACCACTCAGTAGCAGCCTGATATGCTGTCCATAGTGAACCCTTCATTTGTGTACCATATTTCTCATAGAGACCCTTACCATGTACGTGTCGGTTCTCATTGTCAAACGTCTTCATGAGGTTAGACAACATAACTTTGTTGGCTACATTCTTACGCTTAACATTATCGAAACGCTTTGCTAATGTCTTGGTGAACAAATCAATTGCATTGTCTCTACTAAGCTCAGTATTGTACCACCATTTCATTTGTGTCAAGCCATCACCAGCTACATACTCTGATGCCGCCTTGATCTTGGCAGCAAAAGACACAACATCGAAGCCCTTGGTGTGTCTACCGTACACATAAGCCAGCTTATCACCACTGACTAAGGTGTTGAAACAGAACGCTCTGAAGAGGCCCATCATACCATTGTTAGCCCATGTCCTGTTATGACTAGTACGGAAAACAAACTGTGGTATTATAGGTCCAGTGCCATCTATGTCTTGTGCATGAGCAGGGAACTTAGCAATCAACTCCATCCTTGCACCACTGTCGTAGGTGTTGGTAGTAAATTGAGCATCAGTCAGGTCCAACCCTGCTAGGTTGAGTGCTTCTTCAATCTGATCTACGATAGTAAGATACTGCGTAGGCTCATAGCTGTCTGTCACTAGGGCCAGCACTTGCTTATCATCTACACGTCGCAGTCCCACACCAATCTCTGTAGGTACTTGATCTCCATAGGAAAGAGAACCTTGATACAATGGGAACTTCTCTACTTGAAAGTTTAGTTTATCATGGTCAAACATATTCATTCTCCAATTTCTAGGGTAATAGGAATAGGTGCATCATTGTCATGGAAGCATGTGAGTTTAAGTTTCTCTCCATCAGTTGTTGTTACTTCCACATCTACTGTTCCAAATGTTTCCATATCTGATTTAGATATAACAATAGAACTTACACTGTGCATTGTACTTTTCATTAGTCTTCCTTAGTTAGTTAACATTATATTAAGAGTATTAGAGTAGTCTTTCTTCACCTCATCTATAGTTTTATACTGATAGTTTTCTTCATAGTATTCCTTTTCACCAGTACCTTCACACTCATGGCATTTGTTAGGTGTAGTATTATACTTATATAATTTACCTTGTCCACTACAATCTTCACATTGTTGAACAATAATCCAAGTCATTCTATCTCCTCATATTTTTTCATAGCTATATCTGTAGCTGCATTTTCAGCTTCACCCTGACTCATACCATCAGCTACTAATTCATCAAAGGCTTCCTCCCAGAAGCGTAAGAGTATCTCTTCATTGAGTATATTAGACATCATCTAACTCCTTCTTAATAAACTCTGCGAGTTCGCTTGCGTCACTTAGTCGCACCACTTGTTTAAGTATTCCCTTAGAATTTCCTTCTCCATCTACACTAATTAGTGCTGCCTCCATAGAACCTTTTTCTCTAATACCTTCTACTCCTAGAATATTTTTTTCATAAGAAGATACTTGAATTAAAGATATGTAAACACCATCCTTTAATTTTATTCTAATTCCACCTGACATATTATTTTCTCCTCTCATCCCATTGCTTCAAGCAAAGCATCGTACTCAGCCTCTAGTTTAGCATAGTAATCACTATAAGGGTCATGTAATTTCATAGATTCTTTAATATCTTTAAGTGCAAAATCACGTTGAACTTTTGTCATTAGTCTAACTTTTTCTGTCATTACTTTATGAAGCATATGGTCTGTCCTTATCTTAGTCTTTCAATTAATCAGTGATCCAATCCAATGCGCCATTGAGATACTGATACATTTCTCTACCAGACATACGAGATGTTGCTTGGTGTGAACCTTTATAGTTTACTAAACAATAACCTCCATAACATTCAGCATAATCTAAATTCATGTTGGCAGTTTCATACAGCTTAGAATTAAGACGATCTAATTGATCCTGTAAGACATTCTTTGTGATACGATATGGCATAACTTTTTCCTTTAATATGTTGCGGTATAATCCCCCGAATCACGAAGGCTTCGGGGGATTATATAGCTTACTAAGTATACTATCAAGAACTTTAATTCTTCTTCCACTTTGTTTCATTCATACCAAGTGTAAGTCTTGATGTTTCTTCTGTATCAAAAGGTGAACCTATAATAGTATGGAATGATTTACTATATACTACTTCATAAGGCTCACCATAGTCATCAAAGTATGATTCTAAAAGTACATCACTGATTGCTTTTTGTTTAGCAGCATAACTATATGTTAGTATCCAACCTTTGTTTTCTGTTAACATACTAATACCTTTCTATTTCATACATGTGTTGCTCAATATCAGAACGTAAACGTAGTTCATTAAACTTATGAGGGTAACTACATAAGTTCTTGATAAACCTATCATAACTGAAACACTTAGACTTTCTAGTAGCATTCATTAATACTTCTTGAAATACCTGTCGTTTTACTGTACCTTTTTGTAGTGGTGGATTGTGTGCAGCATGATAAACTTCTTCAAACATAGGAAGATACTTATCTAATCTCCTTTTAATTTTAGTATCAAATTGTAGCTTACCATCTTTAAAAGTTTTGTTACCACCTTTCTTATTATCTCTACGATATCTTCCTCTATGCACTGATCTATTATTATTCCAGATCATTAACATAATACTATCTGTAGTATACTTACCATAGTATTTTTTATAGTCTAAATATATATCATATACTTCAGAAGTTTCTGGAATATTGGACCAATACTTAGCATAGTTTTGTAAGTTCCAATTCTTCATGTGTGTATTAAGTTTAATCATTAGATGAGGATCAATTGATTCATCTATAATACAATACCTTGTTAGATTTTCTCTAATAGCAGCCTCATTTCTATGTTGTCCATCTACAATCTTATATACTACGACACCATTAACCCTTACTTTACGTACAATAATAGGATTAATATGTAATAGATTTGATTCTCTTAAAGAAGTTTGTAACTCTTTTACCTTAGATTCAATTAAAGGTCTGTTCTCATAGTAGTGTTCAAACTTTAGATCAAGATCAACTTTATATATTTTATTTACTTCTTTTAAACCACTAAACATTGCACTCTCCATCAACTATAGAACATGGGTTAGGCTTACAAGTATTTGCAGCCCATTGTCTCATCACTTCATCATACTTTTCTTTAGTACTGAAAGCAGATAGCATAAACTCTTTAAACTCTTTATCATAGGTCACATGATTAACAGTCATAAGATTTTCCTTTTTAAAAAAGAGTGAGTACCCGAGAAGCATAGCTTCGCTACAGGTACCCACTCTGAGTTATCTGAGTATAGGATTACACTCAGAAGGGAGCTTGATTAGAGATTGGTGTCGCAGGTATAGTCTTATCTGCAGACTTAGGTGGAGTATAATCGTTAGAGTAATTACGATCACCAACTACGACAAGCCTACCCATATCTTTCAATAGAAAGTCAGAGGGTAATGATCTAATACCTTCAGTCATCATGCACTCATGACCTACAAGAATATCAGTATCTTTCAGGTAATAGAACTTAGCAATGGCGTATCCCTTAGATACAGCATCAGCATAGTTAGCTTTGTTCTGTAAGGTAATTTTACTTTGTGGTGAATCAATCCACTCAGTACCATTATAAAATCTCCATACAGTAGTTGTCATAGCATTTACAAAAGACATATCATGTCTCCTTTCGTAGGCTGCTGTCATCCCCCAGCAGCTTGGGGTATTGAAGCAATCCCTCGCTTCGTAGAAGTGAGTGAGGGATTGCTGGTGGTTGATCATTTGGTGATGAACTTAAATGTAGTCCATGCTAAAGCTATTGAACCCATTGTGACAAGAAAGATACCTACAATCTTAATCACTGGAGAATGAGTAGTTATACCTATATCCATAAATACTCCTAATCCTAATAAAATTAAACTCACACATATGTTTAACAAGTAGCTTGTCTTTTCATTATAAGTCATATCTTTTCCTTTAGGTTGTTAAGTAATCCCTCGCCTCGAAGAGGTGGTGAGGGATTACTGGTGGTTGATGAAGAATCTCAGACTTTTTCGATAAGACTGGCTGCATCTTTAACAACAGGACAGTCTCTCATGAATGCAGCAAGCTCATCTGTAAGACCAGCTGAGCGTCTGAAACCAGTGCGAGGTGGTTTGTTTCCCGGTATTCCATGGTAAGTACAGTGGAATGAAGAATTTGGCCACAGAACTCTGATCCAAAGACCGTAGTGCTTGGCTTTCTTCAAGGAAGCCTCCCACAAAGGTGTATTCCTTTCAGAACTTGGCATCATGTCAACCCACACATCACCTTCAGGAAAGGTCTCAGCAACCTTTGGAAAGATCGCTATCATGTCAGAAGGAATGTAAACCTGAAAAGTTTTCATAACTCAATCTCCTATGTTAAGTTTTTTTCGTAGAACCGCAGGTTCTTCTACGAAAAACAACGAGATAGTCTTGACTCAGAGGTTGAATTAGTGCTATACATACATGGTTGAAACAGCGATGGCGTAGCCAGTCTGTGTATCGTCTTGACTCGGAGGAGTATCTCGTCTCCACTTACAGTATGTCATCATGCACTATGATAGAAGAATATGCTGTGATGTATATGAAATATTCTGTAGGATCAATAGGTTATGATATATATGGTAAGCTCGATGGAATACGATAGAAGACATGAATGACATCCTTCGGATGAATTTATAAGTAACTATCGTATACTCATACGTCTAGTTTTTTTACGGGTACCCATAAGTGCTATAAAAAAGTATTTTTATAGTACTAGTGGGTACCCTAGGAAAAAAACTAGCTACTTAGTATATATATAAGAAACAGCCATGACATATATTTAGAAAATAACTCGGACTTCTAATCAAAATAAAAATGGCTGCGCCTATTAAGTTACTTTAAAGTAACTCTAATATATATTCTTTATATATATTTTAATTTTA